TTATTGTCATAGTTAAGCATCGGCAGACTACGCGGGAATGTAACGTATATGGGCTGTCAGACATGTGGCAGAACTACAGTACCGACAAGTTTAATGCGCAGACCAGACCCAAGAGAAAACCAACTTAATGATTATTTGGCCTATGCGAAAACGCATATCATACATATGCGAAAACGCATATCATAACGCCCAAAACGAGCAAGCCAGTAAGTTTTTAATATGCGAAATGACATATCAAAAATAAACGCCCGGAGCCTTAGAGTGTTGGGGCGCGGAAGCGGGTTTAGGCGCAAAAAGTGTGCTCCTGCTTTGATATGTGAAATGACATATGCTTTATATATATACCAAGTATGGTAGCTAATTCTTAAGGAGGTGAGCTTGATGGAATTACACAAAATATCTATATCGAAATTAAATCGTGCCACATATAATCCGAGAAAGAAGCTCACGCCCTCCGACCCGGAATATATGTCACTGCGTCGGAGCATCGAGGAATTCGGGCTCGTGGACCCCCTAATCGTTAATCAAGATATGACGTTAATCGGCGGGCATCAGCGGTTGACGGTGCTAAAAGCATTAGGCTTCAAGGACGCCGATTGTGTGGTACTCGATTTGGATAAGAACGCCGAGAAAGCACTAAACGTGGCACTTAACAAGATCGCCGGTTCTTGGGACCTCGATCTGCTCAAGGATATTCTTGGCAGCATGGACGACTTCCACCTTGCCCTAACCGGCTTTAGCGTGGCCGAACTCGATTCTATCTTGAAACGTCCGGGCGAGATCATAGAGGACGATTTCGACGCTGACGCAGCACACGCGGGCATCGTTGAACCTACTGCCAAGCTCGGAGACATATGGTCGCTAGGAAAACACCGCTTAATGTGTGGCGACAGCACAGCGAGTGAGGACGTTGCGCAGTTGATGGGGGGGCAACTGGCGGATATGAGTTGCACTGATCCTCTATATAATATGAATTATGAGGGTGCTGGGAATACACCTCGCAAAAAAAAGGAAACCACTAAAATATTGAACGATAACCTTGCCAATGATTCATTCCGGCAACTATTGGCTGATGTTAATATAAACCTATTTGCTTTTCTAAAAGATGGGGGCAGTTTTTATGTTTTCTACAAAGAACTCGGTGAAGGTGTTTTTATATCTACGCTGGCCGAGGCAGGTTTAACCTTTAAGCAAGAGTTGATTTGGGTTAAGAGTCAACTAGTCCTAGGTGGAAGCAAATATCAAAACATTTACGAACCCTGCCTGTTTGGATGCAAAGGTACTAGTGTTAAGTTTTGGTATGCTGGTCGCAAAGAGCGGAGCGTCATTGAATCCCTGGAGTTTATGGGGGAAGCCGAATTAAGGGCAACCGTTAAGGAGTTGCTCGAAGATGTCCCACTGGATGTAATCCGTGTTGATAAAAACAGGATCAATGATCTGCATCCAACGATGAAGCCTATTAAGCTTTTAGCGAAGTTTATTAATAACTCGTCCAAAGAAGGCGATATCGTGGTTGACCTCTTCGGCGGTTCTGGTTCCACGCTAATGGCTTGCGAGCAATTGGAACGCATCTGTTACATGATGGAACTTGACCCGAAATACATCGACGTCATAATCAATCGATGGGAAACCTTTACGGGAGAAAAAGCAGAATTGATAAGCGGGTGATGTGATGGCGAAGCCAATTGGCAGACCTAAAATAGTAATAGACTATCCCTTAGTGGAAAGATTGGCACATATCCAATGTACGCAAGAAGAAATATCAAACATCATGGGCATAAGTGTTGACACATTGACCCGAGATGAAACGTTCTGCGGAATATATAAAAAGGGCATGGAGAGCGGTAAATCCTCGCTTCGCAGACTCCAGTGGAAAGGCGCAGAGGCAGGGAATATGACCATGCTGGTCTGGCTTGGAAAGCAGTATCTCAAGCAGACAGATTCTGGCTCCTTGGGCGAAAGGGAGCAGCGTGCCAAGATTGAGAAACTACTAACCGACACCCAAAAAACCAGCCTCGAGATGGAGCGACTGAAAGCAGAGATTGTCCGTCTCAATAGAATTAACGAGGGTGATGGACCCGGAACCGAGGATGACGGATTCATTGAGGCGATGAAGGGTGAAGTCAAAAAAGTATGGACTGATCCTGAGTGCAGCGGTGAGGGGCTTACATAATGCTGCGCCCGGCACCGTTCCAGTTCACGACCTTCTCCGACAAACAGAAGCAGTTACTCACATGGTGGCTCCCTGAGTCGCCGGTGTTTGATAAGGACATGATCATCGCAGCGGGCAGTATTCGAAGTGGCAAAACTTTACCCATGGGGCTGTCTTTTGTCCTCTGGGCGATGACTACGTTTCGTAACCAGAATTTTGGGATGGCTGGTAAGACCATCGGAGCGCTGCGTCGCAACGTTATAATCTTACTCAAAGTGCTGCTCAAGTCGCGCGGATATAAGGTTATTGATCGTCGCGGCGACATTCATTACCTAGAAATTATTAAGGGCGACGTCACCAATTATTTCTTCCTGTTCGGCGGCTACAACGAACGATCTCAAGACCTTATTCAGGGGGTCACGCTGGCGGGGATGTACTTCGATGAGGTGGCTATTATGCCCGAGAGCTTCGTCAATCAGGCAGTCGGGCGTTGCTCCGTGGAGGGCTCGCGTTTCTGGCTTAATTGTAATCCGGAGGGGCCGTACCACTGGTTTAAGACAGGGTGGATTGATAATCTGGATGAGAAGAATGCATATTATCTCAAATTTGAGCTCGATGATAATCTAAGTTTGAGCGAGAAGGTCAAAGCTAGGTACCGACGTCTGTTCTCAGGCGTATTTTATCAGCGATATATATTAGGATTATGGGTATTAGCTGAAGGGATCATATACAGCATGTTCGATGATGAAGAGAATGTCTTTGACGAAGAACCCCCGAATTTGCGCTACAAGGCGCGGCGTTATGCCGCGGTCGATTATGGCACATCCAATCCGATGGTGTTCTTGGATATCTGGGATGATGATGATACGATCTACCAAACTAGGGAGTATTACTACAGCGGCAAGACCGAAGGAATCCAGAAAACTGATTCGGCTTACGCCGATGATTTTGAAGCGTTCTTCGGGCCATCTGACGCAGCCGAGGCTCCCATTGAGGTAATTATGGACCCAAGTGCTGCGAGCTTTAAAGCTGAGCTCCGTAATCGTGGATATCGGGTCAAGGATGCAAAAAACGATGTGGCGGACGGGATCAGGATGATGTCATCGATCATCGGACTGCGGATGTATAAAGTGCATCGAAGCTGCAAATATACAATCATGGAATTCAAGTCCTATGTCTTGGACGAGAAGGCAGCTCTCCGTGGCGTGGAGCAACCATTGAAACAGCAGGACCATTGCTTAGATGCCGCACGTTATCTAATATTTACCAAAATTAGGAATTGGAGACTCCAAAAAGCAGCATAAGAGAGGACGGTTGAAGTGAGTAAAAAAAATAACAAATTAATACGATCCAAAGACAGCACGGCTCCGAGCCTCAAACTGCACCCGAACCAGCTTGATGGCAGCATAGAGAGCAACCTGCGCCTGACAATTGATGCGTTCTCCAATCCAATGGCGCGGCTAGGGTATGGCACTCCTAATATGCTGGAAGCAACTGAATATCCAATAACTCGTTTGACCAAAAACTATCAGCTTATGAATTCGCTGTATCGGTCACACTGGCTGGTGCGGCGTATTATTGATATTGTTCCCGAGGATATGGTGAAGAACTGGTATAGTTTAGAGAGCCAGCTTGAACCGGGTGTCCTCGATCGCATATCGCGGCTTGAGCGCAAGAAACAGGTCAAGGCTAAGATACTGGAAGCATTGAAGTGGGGCGGACTGTACGGTGGGGCGGCAGCAATTATGATGATCAAGGGGCATGAGGATTACCTCGATCAGCCACTAGACCTGGATAGTGTGTTTCCGGGTTCGTTTATGGGACTGATGGTCTTGGACCGTTGGTCGGGTATCTATCCGGGGCCAGGCTTGGTGACGGACATCAATGACCCAGACTTCGGACTGCCGGAAACCTATCAAGTAACTAATAATTCGGCGCATCAAACCTTCGACGTGCATCACTCCAGGGTGCTGCGCTTCATTGGCCGTGACCTTCCCTTTTGGGAGAAACAGGCGGAAGTCGGATGGGGCGCATCGGAAATAGAGCATGTGTATGATGAATTAAAGAAACGCGACAATACAAGCTGGAACATGGCGCAGCTCGTTTTCCTGGCAAATCTAAGAGTATTGAAGATGGACGGGCTTGAAGAGATATTGAGTTCGACGAGTCCTGCGCAGCAGCAGCGTTTATACCAAACTATTCAATCTCAAAACTGGCTAATGAACAATATGGGACTGCAGGTGATGGGCAAGGACGATGATTTTGATACTAAGCAGTACTCATTTAGCGGCTTGAGCGATGTGTATGAGTGCTTTATGGCGGATGTCAGCGGCGCAGCAGAAATACCCATCACGAGGTTGTTTGGACGCTCTCCTGGCGGTTTAAATGCTACAGGGGAAGGCGACCTGCAGAATTATTACGACAGCATTGGGGCCAAGCAGGAATCGAAACTGCGCCCGGTGTTTGATAAACTGCTGCCGATAATGTTTATGTCCGAGCTGGGTGCGGTACCGGATGATTTTGAGTTCAACTTCAATCCATTGGAAGAGCTTAACGATTCCGAGAAGGCCGACCTAAGCAGCAAAATGACTACGACTGTCCTAGCACCGTTCAACGCCGGAATAATTTCGCCGCAGACGGCACTCAAGGAGTTGCAGCAGATGTCGGCAATGACCGGCATGTGGACTAACATTACCGACGAAGATGTCGCCAAGGCCGATGCCGAGGTCCAACCTCAAG